ACGGCCGCACAGAGCGCCGCGTAGAGGTACAGGTCCGGGTTGCGGGTGAAGAGCGCGTTCGACTCGTCCGCCAGAGCCTCAAGCTTCTTGTAGTACCAAAGCTCAATCGTGTAGGACGAGTCAGGCAGCGGCCCGAAGCGGATCTCGTCGCCAAAAATCGTGAAATACTTGGGGCACCCGGAAGTCGTCGTTGGGTACATCGTGAAGAGCGCATCCGGGGCGACGTACTGGAGCGGGATGATCCTGCCGCTGGTCGTCAGCCATACCGAACGCATCTCCAGGAAGTCGGACGGGACGTTTACATAGTCGTCCGTCGTCGCGGTAACGCGCTGCTCTTGCAGGCGGGAACGGACTTCGCGCCCAATACGCGCCTCGCCTATAACGATGAACTCAGGGATACGGCTAGAGAGGTCGCTACGGTCGAGCCAGTTGCTTACCGCCGTTTGCAGCTCGGCATAGATAGAGATCGCCATGTCGGTCCTTTAGGACTCTTTGTTATTTCCAATGCGCCTCCATCCAGTCGGTCTTGATGTCGGGCGCTTTGGGCAATCCGTGAAAGCATACGAGGGACGTGTTCTCAGGCAGCCCCTTCGTGCAGTGATACTTGTACGACTTGATCGTTTCCATCGGCAGTCTGTCGATCTGCCTGCCAAGCGAATCCCAAATGAACGCTTGGTCCCCGAGGTACGTCCCGTCCCTGCGCTCCTCGTGGTACTGAATCCACTTGTACGGCCTCTCGCAGAAGCGGTCGTAGACCTTCCTGAGAGGCTTGCGGAACCACATCACCCCGGACCCGACCATCTGCGGATTGTTGAAGTTCCGCAGCATCGCGAAGTCGGATTGGATGTCTGCTAGGTGATCCAGGCTCCCTGTTACTACCGTGTCCAGGTCAAGATAAAGCGTCGGCCCATCCACCACCCTGAAGACTTCGAGCTTCGCCCACCACCCCGGCCAGTCATGCCGTAGAGGGATCCGTTCGCAGGGAACATCAACATCCGACAGACATTGGAAGGTGTACGGAATGGTCGTGTTTCTCGCCACTCCATCCCGCAACTTCCTGACCCACTCCGCGTCGTACTCGCCCCCAGACTTGAGGACACAGACAACCCTCATTTGGGCAGCATCACCACCGTCCAGGGAACATGCTTGTGGAAAACCTGGATTTCCCTGTAATCCTGAATCAGCGACTTCCACTCCGCGTTCTTGATCGCCACGTTGGCGTCGTGCATTACCACGACATCAGCGACCTTCGCCAATGCGGGGAGTCTCTTGATCCGGTCCCTAACCGCTTCCTCGGAGTCGAGAAACACCATGCCCCACTTGCCTTCAGGAGGAGTCCAGTTGCTCCAGTCCACCAGCTCCACGTCGGCAATCTCGGTGAACTGCGTCGCCCATTCTTCGTTTGATGCCTGAACCAGAAACTTCCTCTCCTGCGCCGCGCAGATCGAAGCCAGGACAGGAGTTGAGTAATGCCCGCATCCAAGTTCCAAGATCGGGCCTTTCGAGTGCATCGCCGTCTCTACCAATGCTTCCAGGTGGGTGCTGTATGGATCCACTATTTACCCCACCGCAGCTTCAGGAGCTTCACCATGTCCTCTATCGGCCAATCCTGCGTTTGCCGGAACAGCTTCAAACTCTTGTACCAAGGCAGCGTGTCGCCTTCGAGCCCGTAGAAGAACCTAGGCTTATTCGGCAGCAGGCACCAGCACTCCTTCCCTAGAGCCCCCGCTAGGTGCACCACCGACGTTGAAACAGAGATGACCAGATCCAGCTCCGCAACGAGGCCAGCGGTATCGTCGTAGTCATTGGTTCTGGTTGCTCGGGGATAATCGAGAATCCGCACCCCATGAAGTCTTTCCAGCTCCTCGATTTCCTCCGACCTGTCCTTGTACTCAAGACAGACCCACGTTGCGTCTATAGCCTTGAAGATCGGCAGTAACTGCTCTAGCTTGAGACTTCTCTTTGCCGACCCAGTGTTCTTCAGCCCGCCAGTCCAAGCAACCCCGATAACCGGCTTGCGGTAGGTATCAAACAACGATCTCCACTGAAGTCGTCTTTCAGGATCTGCCTTCAGGTAAGGCGTCCCCGGAAAGTCCTCGTCCTTCTCCCTGAACATCGCCGGCAGGCAATCACTCGCGATGGAGTAATCCACCGCGTGGTCCCACTCTCGGTCTTTGAACCGCGTGCCGTAGACCTTTGCTTCGGAGAACGACCGCTTGAACAGCCCCTCCAGCCTGTGATCGCAATCCACGATCACTTCGGCGCGTTTGATGGCGTCCGGGATGCAGGAAGCGAAGGAGATCTCGTCTCCTAAGCCCTGGTTTCCGTACACCACCACCGCCCCCTTCTGGCCCTCCCACATCGGCTCCTCAGGATTCATGTACGTCCTGATTTGCCTTTGCTTGTGCCTCCCCGCAGTCTCCCGGTAGAGCTTCCAGCCCTCCCAGTCCCGCTTCATCAGGAGCGCCATCGCCTTGTTATCGACGGCCTCCCAGGAGTTATGCCCGGTCTGTTCTGCCCTTCGGACCCACTTCAGCGCTTCGTCAGGCTGGCACCTGTTCACGTATATAAGCGCCAGGTTCTGCATCGCCGCAGGGTTGTCCGGCTCGATCTGCAGAGCCTTCCTGAAGCACTTCTCCGCAGCGTCCAGATCCCACGTCTCCTGAAAGCACATGCCGGCGTTGTTCCACGGCTCGGCTCTTCCAGGATGCAACTGCGCAGCCCTCATAAAGAGCTGGTAGGCAATCCCGAACTTCTCCGTCTTCAGCGAGGAATACCCAAGCAGGAAAACAGCCATCGGGTTATTGAAGTCCTCGTCCAAGACTTCACTAGCTAGCTTCACCCCTTGGCCGTAGTCCCCTTCGGCCATCGCCCTTCTAGCTTGCTCTATCTTCCTAAGTGAATCTTGTTTGTCGCTTTGAGATACTTCCATTCGGGGCTGTTAAGTAGCCTGAAGAGGAGTTTTTCGTTGCCGGGTCGCATGGGCCAGTTCTCCGACCCGTACTCAGACAGCCAGCGCATTTGCACAACAATGGGAATGGACGCGAAGTGCCACATCTCGTCCTTGATCCCCTTCTTGGTGTACTCGTCATCGTTCCTGAGGTCGTTCGTGACATCAAGAATCGTGTCTACATCCTGAACCGTCTCCACGTAAGACGTATTCGTTGTCTCGTCGTGGTGGAAAATCTCTGTGACCCCGGTAAACGGGTCGTGGTCGAGTATGCGTTTCATAAAAACGGGAGGAGGCTGTTAACCCCCTCCCGCCAAGTCGCTTACTTCGACGAATCCACGTCCGCAATCTTCGCGGACGAGGCAGCGTTACGGGCCTCAACGGTGAGTTCCGTAACGAGGTGCCACTTCTCCGAGTCGCCGGTCTTCGCCAGTTTCTCTTTCGTCATGCCACGGAGCTGGGCAAGCGCCCAGAAGTCCATGTCGAGAACGAGAACCGTGCGATCACGCGAGAAGCGCGACGGGACGATGCGATGCTCGCCAAAGTCCGACACGTAGATGTCGGCCGCACCCACGATACGGGTGCCTTTGGCGGTCGTGCCCGCTTCCCGGTAAAGGGTCGCGATGCCCGCGAACGTCGAGATCTTCTTCTTCGCGCCCGGACCGACCAGAACGACAGTCGGGTTGCCACCCGCCGACCACGCGCTGGAGATCGCGGTCTTCAGGTGCTCTTCCGTCATCGAGCCGGTAACGGTCGAATCGGTCGGAGCCGCCGTGTCGCCACTGGAGAAACCCGGAGTGGTTTGCGCCGTGCCACCACCCACCGACTGGTAGTTGGTGATCCACGCCTCCAGGCCGGCCATCTGGCGAGGAGTCGAGGCGTTACCAGCCGAGGAGCCCTGATTCTGGGTCGCGGCGAACTCGATGTCGCGCTTGATTTCCTTGCCGCGCTTCATCAGTTGGTACGCGATTTCCGAATCACGGCCAGCCTTGTCCACGGACTCTTGCGTGCCCGACACCTGGATCGTCTTCTTGAAGATCTGGGTGCGGTTGGACAGGCGAACGGTCGGAACAGCGGTGTTCACCGCCGAGTCGTCACCCTCGATGTTGCTGTTCTTCGCAGCAGCAGCGAGCGCGTCCGTTTGCCACTCGTGGTTGACGGCCTTGGCTTTCACCTTGGCAGCCATCGCAACGAACGGCGTCTCGGTCGGCGAGAGGTTGTAAATCATGTCGGTCAGGTCTTCCCTGTTACCGACAGCTTGGTACGCCTGGAACGTCCCGGAAGGAGCGGTCATGGCTTATTTCCCTTTTTGTTGTTTTTGTTTTGCAAGGTACAGCGCTACGAAGTCTTCCCCTCGCCCTGACTTCTTGAGCTTGGCGGAAAGTTCGCTCACTGCTTCTCTCGCGGGATTCGGCTTTTCAGCGCTTCCGGGTTTGATGACCTTGGGAACCGCCACGACTCTCTTAGAAACCTCGGGCTTGGCTTGTTGAAGCTGCCTGTATTTCGCTGCGTCGTGGAAGACCTTAATCAACCGCGCATCTACTACGGGTGCTACTTCTTCGTTCTTGAACCCGTACTCTTTCGCTACGGTTCCAAGGACATTGTTGTAGAGGTCAACGTTCCACCCCGGAATCTCTGCCTCCAGGGTTTGCCTCGCCCTCTCGATTGCTTGTGACTGCGCCTGGCGCATGGCCTCTTGCTGTTGAGCCATCGCCGCACGCTGCTCCGACTCGATAGCCTGGAGCGTCTGGTTAAGCTGGATCTGCTTGAAGAAGATCCTTTGGGCTTCCGCAGGGTCTTCCATCGCCAGCTTGTTTAGGTCGATCTGCTGCAGCTCAGGGGCAACCGTCTTCAGGACGAGCTGCTTGTGCTGCTCAAGTCTTTGCAGGTATTCCTGTTGGGCCTGGAGCTGGGCCTGCTGCACCTTCTGGGCAACCTCGGCCTGCTCTGCTTTGACCTTCTGGATGTTGCGGTGGTAGTCCTGCTTGGCTAAATACCCTTCCCGCAACTCCTTCAGGCTGAGTTTCTTTGACTCTTTGCCTGAATCGGTCTTGTACTCGATCTCGAAAAGCGGCTCGTCTTCCGGAAGCTCGATCTGCGACTCTTCCGCAGGGGCTTCTTCGGCGGGCTCTGCCTGCTGCTCTACAGGAGCGCCTTCCTCGGTCCGTGGTACGGAGGTATTCTCCGGGTGCTCAGGGTCGTTGTCCGGGTTCTCCGATACCCACTTCGTGAGACTCGCAAGATCTGCTTCTTCTTGGTGGATAGGATGAGCCGGCGTTTGCGCTTGGGCCGGAGCCGGCGCAGCAGCTTGGGTCTGTTCCATGACTTCCTTTTGTTATAAAGAGCGGCTTCTTCGTCCGCTTTACTGCTCCCGCTTGCGCGGTATTCCTAGCCCCGAACTCCAAACGTGTACGGGGGCACAATCCCTCCGGGCGTCGGCGACGGAGCCGGCATCTGCCCGTTGATCTTCTGCAGCATGCGCTGGCGCATGATGAGTTCCATAAGCGCCTTCACACGCGGGTCAAGAACGCCCTGCGGCTGCTCAGGTTGAGCTTGCGGGTAGAGAACGCCGTTCATAGTCCAAACCTTTCCTTCAGCGAGGGTCGGAAGTTGTACTCAACGATCTTGGCCGTTTCGATATGACCTTCGATTGAGCCTTTGATGAGGTCGAACACTTGGCAGGCAATCGCGGCCTTGAACGCCTCTTTGTCCGTCTTAGCCGCCCTGACAGCCCGGTTAAGGGCATCCTCTGCGGCCTGAAACGCTTCCATCAGCATCGGATCGTTCAGGAGTTGCTTGGCTCGTTCCGCTCTAGCCTTCGCTTCGTCAGGGGTCATTCAGTCTCTTTTGCCTTCGGTTTGGCTTTCGCCTTCTCTCGCTGCATGGCGATGTTCGCGGCGGTCTTTTCCCGTTCCATCTGCATCCCAGCGGCGGCTTTAGCCCTCTCCAGCTCAATCTCAAGCTGGAGCTTCACTTTCTCCATCTCCAGTCGGTCGAGTTCGCGCTGGTGTTCAGCAACGGCTTTGTCCCGCTCCATCTGGGCTTGGAACTCGGCCTTTTCCCGCTCCAGCTGCATCCGGGCTTGATCCATCTGCGCTTGGTGGACCATCTTTTCCTGCTTCTGCTGGGCACCGACTTCCGCCTTTTGGGCCTGAATCTGCAGCTTCGCCTGATCGGCTTGCATCTTGGCTTGAACCTCAACCATCTTGGGATCCGGTTGAGGCGGCGCGGGAGGAATCTCCTCCGGATGCGTGAAGAACAGCTCGTGGCCCTTGATGTTCTGGGCCTCAAGTAGCTTCGTAGCGGTGTTGTAGATGTTCACCGGCTGCACGATCGGCAACCCGCCTTGCAGAGCCATCATCTGGAATTGGATGGTCTGCATGAGGGCCTGGATCTGCATGTCTTTAGACCCTGTGCCCAGTCCAACCGTCACCGTCAGGTCGAACTTACTGGTCCATTCCCTCGGGTCCATCGGCACCCACTCGTTGCGGAGGCGGATTACCTTGGCGTGGTCCTGATGTTTCTGCACCCGCTCCAGAATCGCGTAGAAAAGGTCTTTAACCCCAGTCTCCGCAAAGACGCGAGCAATAAGCTCCACCCTTGCTTGAGCCGCAGACATGATCTGGTTAATGCCCGTCGCAGTCTTGTTGAGACTGTCGGCGTCGATGCCCTGGTTGTACCGAGTAACGCCCGTCCGGTTCTCTTTGATAACGTCGATGTACTCAAGGAGGTTAAATGCGGGAGCCCCGAGGAGAGGCGGTTGCATCGGCTTGACCGCATCAAACGTTTTAACTCGGACAATGCCGCCCGGTCGCGAGGTGAGCAAATCATCGATGTTCACCATCCCATCGAGAGCCATGTATCTACCGTTGTTGGCGAGATACATGTTGTCCAGAATCTGACGGAAAACAGTAGACTTCAGGAGCTGCAGATCCATCACCAGATCCGCAATGCTCATCCCGTACAGCTTGTGAGGCAGAATAATCGGGGTGATCGTGACGAAAGGAATCGAATCGACTTCCTCGTTCTCGATGACCCTATCCCCGGCCATCGTGATCTTGCGAAGCTCCGCAACCCCGTCCCCGTCAACGTCCACCTTCATGTAGGCTTCGGCGAGCCACACATACCGGGAACTCTTGTTGGTGGGGTTGTCTCCCTCGTCCGTCTCGTCGAAGGCGTAACGGCTGATACGCTCCTCGTTGAAGTCGTCGTCCTCGTAGGAAGGAAGACTTTCTGCTTCCTCCTTGCTCATCAGCCCCATCTCCACGATTTCGGAGACGGTGACTCGGCGACGATGGCAGACAAACCGATTGCGCTTAAGAGGAGCAACCGGGTAGCGGTTTACGAGGACTTCTTCCGGGGGAACGGGGAGAACGCAGCACTTGCCGGTCTCGGTCTTCTTCCTGAGCTTGACAGCGTGAACCCTGGAGGTAACTCCAGAGATAACGTCTACCGTCGCGTCTTCCGTATGCTCAACAGGCTCCACGTCGGGATCCTGGAGGAGCATCGCAAACTCGTCGTCCGTCAGGTTCTCGTAAGTCTCAGTTTTATATTCGGTGTACTTCTCCCAGTACACCTTCAGGAAACCGTTCTTAGAGAGAAGCGCGTCCTTGAACCACGTATAGAGGGCTAGAAAGCCGTCGTTCTGCCTTTGGAAGACGTGGTTAACGTAGTCGGTGGCTTGTTGGGCGGCTTTCTCATCTTCCGGCCCCTGCGGCTCGAACCTTACGATGGTGTCGCCACCCGTAAAGATCCGCATGATGGAGGGCATGATCCATTCAATCGTGTCCGCAACGTCACGGGAAACGTAGGCAGACCGCCCCTCGACCTCGTTACCAAAGGGCTCCCCGTGGTAGTAGTCGAGCGCAAGTTTCCTCTGGTTGGAAAGCTCGCTTGAGTTGTACCCGACAGCCCCCCTTATTTCTTCGTCCAGCAGGGCTCGGAGTTCAGTGTCCGTTAGCTTCGCCATTTACGCCTTTGTTCTTTTTGTTTTTGGCGCACTTCACAACATGGAAGTGGTACGCCGGCTGCTCGCCGCAGTGCGGGCACATCTTCCGGACCTGTTTCTCTTCCGGCTGCTTCGCCTCCAGAGCGCCTACGCGGTCCCTGAGAGCCGTTAGTTCCTCTTGCATGACGCGGAAGGCGGTTTTGAGCTCTAGCGGCGTCATACAACTCCAATCTGCGGGTAGACGATCTTCTTGCCGAACTCGCTCGCCGCTTCGGCAGTCGTGGAATGCAAAGCGACGTACTGCAGCGCATCGTGAGCGTGCGAATACTCGTTCTTGTTTGGAATGTCCCGGTACTGCGCTTCCCAGCCGCTCACCTGGACGCGCTTGAAGTGATATCCACCCAAAAAGCCCTTGCGGATGTACTTCGCATTCGGGCTCACCGCTAAACCGGGTTGACCATCCGCAACAAGCTTCGTCAGGTACTTCTTGACCGCCTCCTGTCGCATCTTCTGGTCGTTCGAGATGGCGGGCATCGCAACAAACCCTTCATCAGCAAGGACCATGAAGGCCGTTTTCTCGTCGGAATCGGCCCGCTTGACCCCAGAAGGATCCCCAACGCATTGAAACTTGTAGCCGGGGAAGTTCTCTGCCAGGAACGGCTTGAGAATGTCCCTCGCGAACTGCTGAATCCCCATCGTGGAGTCTTCAACGATGTCCGCGTAGACCCTTAACTGGCCCATCGGCGAGACCTGGCAGATAACAGCGGCCGGATGCCCGAAATCCAAGCCGATAAGGAGAGGCTTATCGGGGTACGGCTTTACGTCCCTCACATGAAAGTCGTCGTTGTACTGGGAGTAAACCGGCTTCCCAGTCGTTACGACCCCGTACCTCGCTCCTGCATAAACCCGAATCCACTCTTTAGCTTTGCCGGCGATCTGCTTCTGGTAGTACCCATAACCACCGGGGAGGTTTTGAATGTTTTCAGCTTCTGGATGAGGCACCCAGACACCGTTCTTCTCCTCCAGACCGCCAGGCTGCTTGTAGATCGCAAAACCCTCGGGTCTTTCTTCCTCGAAGATCTTGTAAATCCAATGGTCGGTGTCCGGCATGTTCGTATCCCCGAACACACCGTAGAAAGTCGGGCCACCCCACCTCTGAGGCGGATAGCGACCGACCCGCTGGGTCGCCATATCAAAAACCGCCTTCGGAACCTCTGAAGCCTCCGAGATCGCCGCCCATGTCAATTCAAGAGACTTGAGCTTTCCAACATCCTCCGGTCGATCAAGAGCGAGAAACAGAATCTCGCACTTCACCCGCGTCTTGTCCGGTAAATAAAAATCCAGCTTCGCCGTGATCGGAGACGCCCAGTTGATCGGAGCTACAGACTCAGGAAACCACTCCTGGAAGCTCTTGATGACCGTGCTACGAAGCTCCGGGTAGGTGTTCCTCAACACCATCCCACGGCTGTACCTGACGCCTTCGTACGGCTCCTGGGACATGCTGATCGACATCCCCTTCATCAGGGAGCCAACCGTCTTCCCCGAGCCCACAGGCCCGCCAATCATGCTTACGAAGCTTCTGTCTAGGATGTACTCCCGGCACACCGGGCCAGGAGGCGAGTAACTAATGTCCACGCGCTAACGCTCGTCTCCGGCGCATGTACTCGCGCTGGTAAGCGTTGTAGGCTTCCTTAGAACGGCGATTCGCTGTGCGTGATACCGGTACCACCAAGCCTTGACCACTTCCTTCGCCTGCACTTTGGGCAGCGCGTAAAGGTCCACCAAGTCCCTCGCGTCGCTCCCCGCGTAACCGATCCTTGGTATCTCGGGGAATCTCTCTGTTAGTCGCACTTGTGTTAGTCGCAATCCCGTTAGTCGCAATCCCGTTAGTCGCAAATACATGCGCCTGCCATGACTCATGGCGAGTGCCGCACAAGTCGCAAATCGGTTTCATGGAAAATGTGTGGGGGATCAAGGGACGGTTACGGGCGCCCTCCCCCTCCCCCTGTTTCTCGACCTACCCCCGGCCTCGGCCAGGAAAAGCATGCTTAAGGGAGCCCTCAAGCCCATGTTGTGTCGCACAAATGCATTTAACGTAATGCATATAGCTACCTGTGCGAACGCACAACTCTTGTACTATCAATAGCTTACGCTATTTCCTTCCCGCTTTCATCCACCGTAATGCCATGTTGCGGTGCGATTGTTGCATCCCCGCCACTGATATTGAGCGTAATTGAGAGCCGGCCCGCGTTGTCTGGCGGCTGGTCCTGCCCGTAGATCCTGCGGCATACGCGCTCCAGGTCCCACTGAGCTGCCTTGAGCTTCTCGCGTGCGAGGGACAGCGAGAGCGTGAGGCGGTCTCTTTCTTCTTTATCCGCCCCTGCAATCCTTTCCTGGATCTCCTCGAATCGGTCCTCAGCCTCTTCCTTACGCTTTACGGCCCTGATGACCTGGGCTGCTCTCCATTCTGTCTCGGCGTTTGCTAGGAGCCATTGGTTCAGGGCGGACCTTGTTACTCCTAGGTCTTTGGCTATGTCCTTTGTGCTTTCCTCGTTCAGCACGCGAGTAAGCACGTCTTTGGGGTCTACGCTCTTTAGCGGGTTCAGCGCTCCCTGTTTGCTCGCTAAGGCGTTGCTCACGCTTGTCTAGCTCCTTTGCCACTAATCCGATGAACCACAGCATTCGTCCCAGGCGTCTTTTGAATCTAGAGCTGGACGACTTCGTACTCTGTCTCAATCCATGCCTTCACGAAATGATCGGGCGCTGCTTTCAACCCCTTGGGGTCTATGAGCACCGAGGCCAACGTGTTGCCTTGCTTATCCACAATCCTGAGCTGCCCGCCGTATTTGATTGTTGGGCCGCTTTGCACAATCGTTGCCCTGGACACGTCCATCTTGGGCTTCTTCAGCTCCTCGGACATGTAGATCAGCGTCTTCACTTGCCCTTCCACACAGGCACGAGCGGGATATCGCACCAGTCGCACATCACAGGCTCGAAATACTCAGTCCTGCACCTTGGGCATTGCAGCGTCTGCCTGCACTTCTGATCCCTCGGCAACTCCCCTCGCATCAGCCGGCAGTCCTGGTTGCAGTCGCACCTTTCCATCTACCGCTCGCTCGGGATCGTGTACTGCATGCCCTTAGTAGCCGCCACGTAAGCCGCTCTCCACTCGTTGGCGTGGTCGCAGTCCTGGTAGTGCCTGAAGCTCGGCAGACCTAACGTGAAGTGAGCCAGCTTCGTGTCCAGCCCGCTCTCCTGCTCACCAATCAGCACATTCCAATTCTCTGGAAGCTCGCCTATCCGGCCCTTGTCCCTCAGCCACTCGAACCTATGCAGATGCTGCCCGCCGTGCTTTTGAATGTAGTCAGGCGTCAGACAGCGGTTCATGTAGTGCCCGCAATTCCAAACGATCACCGAGCTTTGGTTCTTGGCCGGATAGTCGAGGTTGTCGGCCTCCAGCTCTGTTCCTATGTATTTCCTCGGATGCTTGGTTCTGTAATCGTGCGGGACGACTTGAATCGCCTCCCAGCCGTTCCTGTGTTCCCACAGCTCGTTCAGATCCGCCCTCAGCAGCATGTCCGCGCCGTCGAGGAAGATCGCAAAGCCGTTGAATCCCTCCAGGTAAGGGACTAGGAATCTAGAAAGCGAGAACGCATTAGTCCCATCTGTACCAATTCCTAAGCCTTTGGCTACCTCTGGCGTTAGGAACGTGACGCTTACCGGGACTTTGCTTCGCTGGTCGATCAGGCTCTGCAGGAAGACATGCGCCCCCACAGCTTCTCGGTGATCCCAGCCGATGTACAGGCGGATCAAGCTTTCCTCTTGTTAGTTTCGGCCGCCCCGCGCTCAGTTATTTAGGAGGAGCGAGCTGCGATCGGCCGATGCCGGGGTTATGTGCGCCACTGGCCGGCTGGGCTATGCGAATTAGGGCCTACTCAGCCCCGTACTAGCGCCTTTCGTTGCCTCGTTGTGTCCCGGTGAGGCCAGACCGGCATAGCCCTGGGGGAGCTAAATAATCGGCCCCACGAGTCAGGTAGACGCCGACGCTAGCGTTATTTGATAGGCGAGTCGGGTTTCTGCTGCAGGGCGCGAACCGTGAAATAGGTCGGGCCGGGAAGCGCTAGAGCGCATCCTCTTACGAGACGCTAATGCGACTCGCTAGCCCTGATTCGTTTGGGAAAACTCAGCCCACCGAGGATCGGTAGGCATCTCAGCTTGCGCTGGTTCGGATTTTGTCTACTTAGACCAAGCTTATAACACACAAGTTCTGGTGTGTGCAAGCCTTTTTTCGACTAAATCTAGTACCCGAAGGCTGCAGCCAATTTGAATCTCGCCAGCTCCACCTGTTCTTGAAATTCAATCCACGTAAGACGCTTCCCGGTGAACTTGCGCATGGCTTTTAGAATTACAAATCTCGGGAGGCTCGGATAGCAGTAGTGGTACGTCACCGACCATTTCTGCACCCGCGTCAGCTTCATGATCTCGTCGTTGGTCTGCATGGCCTCCAGGACCGCTCTAGGACGCGCAGGAGCGATTTGCGGGGCCACAGGCTTATCCCAGCCCTCCACTTCGTAGTCCTCGCCGTGGGGCCTGTAATTGCCTTCAGCGGAGCCGCACTTTCCAAAGCTGTGACGGTCCCGGAAGTACCTGGCCCAGGCCCACAGGCGCTCGTCTACTTCTTCAGGAATTGGAAAGTCGCGTTTCATCTTTCGATATGCGGCCCGTTGCACTTCCAAGGCGTAACGCAGTTAGGGCATATGTGCTCAGAACCGACGCCCCCGACCTTCCCGGCAGTGCCAGGGGCATCTTTCATGCGCTGCTCGATGGCCGCCTTCATGGACCAAAGGACGCCCAGATACTCTTTGCGCATCTCGGCCATCTCCATTTCAAGCTGCTTTGCAAACGCCACGGGGACAAACCCATGTCCTTTTGCATACCCTGTGGCCAAAGCTTGCGCATCGGTTCTAGGCGTATCGCTCATATAATTCCTCCATCATGCCAAATCCCGAAACTGTCACCGTCTCCGCGCGGTACTTCGCAGCCCTCATGGAGGTCCGCAGGATCGCGGATGACCTCATAGCCGCCACAGAAGGCACGGACGAGTACGCCGAGCTCGAAGACACCCTGCAATGCGCTCTCGGATATCTGCTCATGCTTGAGGATGGGAAGGACGACCGGCAGAAAGAGGACGAGTAGATCACTTGGGAGCTTCTAGCTGCTCCTGCTTCCCGGCCAACGGAAGAACCTTCCCAGAACGCAGAGCGTCATCCGCTAAATCCAACTGGATCACCTTTAGGCGCTTCCCTGCGATGTTCGCCAAGGAATCAGCGTCTACCCTATCGATTGAGCGCTTCACCAGCTTCTGGTACAGCGTCTTCATGTCGGACTCAACTTCACTAAGAATCTCTTTACGATCCATATTTATCCTTAAGTAGTCGCAAAACCTTCAACTGCTCCCTCTTTGCAGCAATAATCTCTGGTACAAAAGCATCTTTGGGCATCAACTGAGCATTCCATTGACGCCCTCTCAACATTTGTCTTATGTAGCTATCGCGCAATTGACTCGCTGTAACGTGCCACCATTTCCTGCTGTACTCATGACGACAGCGCTTACAGGCCCCACCATTTCTGTAATACCGCTTCTCAATGGGTGCGCCGCACTTGCACACCTTCCTCCCTCTGGCACTCGTTGCTACTGAAGCCACAATTGATCTGACACACCCACAAGAAACGGTATCGCCACGCTTAAGCGACACAGCCCAAACCGCCTTCTTGTTCCCGCAGTCACATTTGCAAACCCACTTGTACTCGTTCTTACACCTACGCGCCGAACGCCCTAGAACTGTCAACCGGCCAAAACGACTCCCCGTAAGATCCCTGAACGTTCTGGACTGCTTAATAGCAGCGGCGGTCGGCGGAATAATTTGCAGTTCGTCTAATTCGCTCACGCCTGCCCCGCCATCTCTTCCTTCGCCCGCTCGCCCCTGGGTTTGTATTGCTTAACCCCGCCAATGAGTTGGTAGACCCGCGCCCTGGAGCACTGGCACTCTTCTGCAATCTGCCCGTTGTCCTTGCCCTCGGCTCGCTTCTGCAGCATCACTTCTTTTGAAAGTCCCTTGTTCGGCATCGCTATCCCTTTCAGCTCACGTCAACGATCTTCGGATGCCAGCCCTCTTTTAGCTTTCGCCACCCCCAGCATTCGAGCCGCCAGCCAGCGTCCCGCAGCTTCCCAGTCATGGGGCTGTCCGCGAATTTCTGAATGCGCGGGCCAAGGTTGGAGAGCGTCGTGCATTGCACCCCCAACGTCTCCCTGCCCTTGATTGCCACGATGTCGATTAGGTTCCACAAATCTCTCCTGATGTTGGCCCCTGGAATCCAGCGCTCGCATACGTCAGCGTCCCAGCCATCGGCACGCAATTTCTTGAGCGTTCTTTGCGTTGGACTCACTGGGGCTCAATCCCATGCTCTGCAATGAACTGGTGGACGTGCTCGATAAGCTCTGAAAAATCTCCTTTAGACACTCGCGCTGACGAGACGACCACCTCAACCATGTCCTGCCCGACTTGCTCAACACGTACCCCGAAAGCCTGCCGCTTGAAGTAGTGATGCAGAGTGTCCTTTGAGTGTCCAGTTGCATCACAAATGCGGCCGATAAGCGACCAGTAGAGCGCGTTCTGCTCAAGGCTTCGTATCTTGCGGTATGGGCCAATCCAGAGGGCAAGCGGCTTTTCTTGGTCGGGTTTGATGGCTTGGATGCGCTGGATTGCACGCTGCTTTGTATCCTCTGTGCGAAAGATGATTGCGGGGCTCACGCTGCTTTCTTCTGCTTCTTGGGCGCGTACTTTTCTACGAGCTTCTGGCCGTCGCCGTCATAGAGGCACGACGCGCCCTCTGGTTGCCTCTCTCCGATCTGGAAGCCGCCCTCCTTCACGTAGAGCACTTTCACATCGCCCCCGAAGACTTGGCGCATCTGGCCAACGAACGCAGCAGCGTTAGGAGCCTTCAAGTGATTGGCCGTTTTCTCTTTCATCAGAACGCCTCCCCAGGTTCATCCCAGAAACGCATCGGATGCACGTCCTCAACGAATTGCCGTGCGCCATCGTGGAAGCCAAGGCCCACGGTCCCCAGCCAGTTCACCCGGCCCCGCTGCTTCTCCACCTTGAGAATCGCCTGCGGGCCGTTCGCGTCCTTGCGATTAATGTCGCGCCAGACAATGAACACGTAATCGGCTTTGGATCCGATCTCGTGGCCGCCGGCGATGTCATGCAGAGTTCCAGGTTGCTCATCCCCTCCCTTCCCATCGCGCTTACGCATGTGCGCTACGAGGTGGATGGTTACGCCGGTATCCTTGGCGAGAGACTTCAACTCACCAACGAACCGCGCTTGGGCTTCGTAGTCGTCGCGGTCGAGCGCCAGCATCATCAGCGAGTCCACGACCACCTGAGTTATCTTCAGCTCAGACGCTGCGTAGCGGATCACGGCCTGCATCCGCTTGGGATTGATCTGGCCCTGTTGGTCGTAGAGCCACAGCTTCCCGCCGACAAACGACACGTACTCGTTGATCGACTTCAGCGACGGCTGCTTCTCACCGCAAGCAACCCACGCTAAGTCCTTCCACACCTCCAGCACCTCCTCTTCCATCGAGGCGATGAGAGGCTTTTCACCGTGCCGGATGCCGTGGAGCATGAGCTGCTTGAGTAGCTGGGTCTTGCCGTGGCGCGACCACCCCGCCCACACCACGAGCTTCCCAGAGCGGATGAGCACCTTGCCCTTGGTCTTATCCCACGGCAGCGTAAGCCCAGGTTCAGACTCGTCTCCGAGCATGAGCGCCGCCTTGCCTCGTTCCGCTAGCGCCTCCGCAGGAATGACATGCGACTTGTCCTCGGCCGTAAGCCAACGCTCCCAGTCGATCTGCTCGCTGGAGATAACCTGTGCCTTGAACCTGTCCAGGAACTCAGCGCCGCGTGATGGATTCGCCATTAGCTACGCTCCATGCGTGTTCCAAGCGCTCCCGAGCAATCCACAGGCGCTTGTAGTCGTCGTCGGAAATTTCCTGCTTCTTGTGCATGTCGTGGGCGATGATGGAAAGCACGCGGGCCTCCCACACGACAGCCTCGAACACGTCAGCAACGGGATACGGCCGGCGAAAGTCCTGATGCTCAAGCCGGTTGTGGTTCTCTGGGAACCATGGCTCCCAGCCAAGGCCGACAGCGCCTACGATCTCGTCAAAACTGCACCCGGAGAAACAGTGCGCCAGGATGTGGCCGTCGTCCTTCTCTGAGATCGTCATGCTGGGGCTGCGGTCGTCGTGAGCCGGACAACATGCCACCCAGGAGCCGCGCCCGGTTTTGCGTACCTTGTCGAGCCGCGAGAGGATGTCGCCGATCACAGGTCCACCTTCACCGGCTGCTGCGATTGCGAGGACACGGGGAATAACCCTCGCCAGCCCTTCATCGTTGCCCGCTCCAGAACCGCCCTCGGGTCATTGCCGTCAGTGCGAAGCTGATCGAGATCCCGCAAGGCCAACTCCAGCGCCCTAGCGGTGTTGGGTGCTTTGACGCGAGAACGAACCTCCAGCCACGCTTTCCAAGCGTCCTCGGGAACCCATGCAGGCAGCGCGACAGCGCCGTTTTCCTTACTTACTTGGTTCTTGGTTCTTGGTTCTTGGTTAGTTGCACAGTCGTTCAACGTCCGTTTAACGCCTGTTGAACGCTTGTTGAGCCGACGTTGAGCACTGGCCTTACCGGCCTTGCTTGCGTTATCTAGTCTCGCGCGGTAAGCCTTTATTTCTTCATCACATCTTGAGTGTTGGTAACCATCTCCATTAAGAACAAAAAACTCCTTGAGAATCGCCTTAACGGTGTCTCTTTCGTCCTGGGAACAGGCCAAAACGCGCTTGCAGATCCACTCGAAATCGTTCGCCGGCAACGGTCTTTCGATGTCGTAGTACAGCTCAATAAGTTCTCTGTACAACGCCCGTTCAACGCGCGTTAGATGGCGTGTAGCGTTGTTGAAATCGCCAATGTGGTGAGGGTAGTAATTCATGTCAGGACTGTGTTTTTATTCAGTACCTTTAGTCTGCCTCACCAGCAACGGCGTTTCCCTTTAAGGCAAAAACTTTTCTTGTCGCCGCGCCAACTATCCACACCGTTGCGGCATGTAGTTGACGTTGTTAACTAAACCGCCATTCGAGACTGTGGATAAGCTGTTAGTTCGCTCTCCCACTGGTCTGCGTACTTCACCTACTTGTTCTTAGTTCGCCCCATTGCCACCATCTGGCACGCTGGGGAACTGCTATTTCTTGTCGTTCAGGAAGCGTTTCCAAGAGCCGTGCATATCCCGCACGGCTTTCATCTTTTGCGTGCTGGAAAACAACTCCATTTGCTTCCAGGCCCTATGCCGGCCATTGGCCAGCCAGAAACGGATCTGCCAGATGAGCTTCATGCGGCCTTCAAGAATCCGCTGTGCATCATTTCTCTTTGCGCCTCGATGGCGGCCAGCTTCTCCCGCAGCTCGCGCTCTTCACGGTCGATCTGGTTCTCGAACATCTGGTAGCCAAGGCGCATGTTTTCCCACTGCAGCGGCGCGACATTGCCGCAGATGGACATCAGTTGAGTTCGCTTTTGGGTCGGGAAGTTGCCGTTGCCCTGCATGAGGCGTGTCCAGTGGCCCTTGTCGATGCCTAGCTGGTCACGGATCCACTCATGCTTAAGACCCGACATATGCACGCACAAAACAACGGCTTGCAGCTCGTCTTCGCACTTGGAGACGAGCGCCCAATCGACCATACGAGGTTTCTGCGGCGTCACCGCTGACGGTTGAGGCCGGTTGACTTCGGTTGAGTTTGCTTTGTCGAGCTGTCCCATTAGCGTGTGCCTTATGCGATCAGTTCGACGAAACGAGAAGAGGACCCAGGCCAGCGGCATCACGCTTAAGGCACTGGGTAAGCACGCGACTACGGGACAGGAGGAGGGGAAGTCCCAGCGTGGATGCGTGGGGAATCATCTAGGCAGCGTTCTTGCTCGGAAGCAAAGACTCGAAATCGAGCTGCTCGGCCGGCTTGCGGACAACGCCAGCGGAAGCAGACACGAGACGCCTAGCAAGATCGGGAGACGGCCGGCGATGACCGGCGGCGATCTGGCTGAAATATGCGTAGTTAGTACCGGCCATCAGGGCCACTCTTTCGGCCTTATCCCGGCCGTGTTTTTGGAGGAAAGCTTTGGCGTCCATACCCCCGAGAGTAGCAACATGCTATTCCTGTGTCAATAGCATGCTGCACGTTCCCCCTTTTGGCGATTTGCTATCCAATGGCACCGCAATGGAAAACAAGGAGATCAGGCGGAGGAACCTTCTCCGTCTGGCCGGGGAGTTCGGGACCCTCAAGGCTCTGGCCGAGGCGACCAAGACCGACCCAGCACATTTGAGTCAGATTAAGAACCAAACGCGCGACATGGGCGATGATGTCGCTCGCCGGTTCGAGAAGCGCCTGAAGAAGCCCCTGGGGTGGATGGATCTCCCTCATGCCGGGACTCAGGAAAACCCTGACAACACTACTCCTGGCCCTGATATACGGGGAACGGTTCCCTTGATATCGTGGACTAAGGCTGGGAAGTGGGGCGAAATACAAGACCCGTTTCACCCTGGCGATGCCGAAGAATGGATTCCCACTACAGCGGCCGTGTCGAAGTCAGCTTTTGCCCTGCGAGTAAGGGGCGACTCCATGGAACCCCGGATTCCGGACGGGGCTATCGTTATAATTGATCCAGCAGCACAGTACGGGCACGGCAAGATCGTCCTTGCAAAGAGGACGAATGACCAGGAAGCAACCCTGAAGCAGCTCTGGTACGACGGGGCCGTTCCTAAGCTCCGGCCGCTCAACGAGCGCTACGCCATCCTCGATATGCCCGAGGACACCCGCATCATCGGCGTAGCCGTTCGCCTCGAACTAGACCTCTAAAAGCCGAACCAAAGGCCAATCTATTCGGCGGCGATTTCGCCTGCCGAAATCGGTCGCGCCCTCATTTAATAGCATGCTGCTATTGACATAAGAATAGCGTCTTGCTATTCTGCTGCCAAGAACCTACTACCACTTCGTAGGGGAGGCAGCGATGGGCTACCAGAAGCGCCAACGTAGCGAAGAGGATTCCAAAAGGATCGCCGGCCCGGTCCTGATCCTCGTTCTCCTGATGCTCGGCTTCGCGGTCGTCAACTCCTGCGCTCGGGTGATGTCGTGAGACGCGACGACTCGTTCCGCCTCATCCCCGCCGAGGTTGCTGACAGGCTGGTTTTCTGGGGCGCTCTCGCCTTCGTGGCTATCGGCTATGCATGGGGAGGCTTCTGATGTGGCCCTTCAGCAAGGAGCCCTCTTACGAGGAGGAGAAGAGCTTCTATGAAGCCTCAGAGGCAAAGCTGCTCGCCTTCCGTAAGCCGGGTGAGCGCTTTTGGTTCTCTGGCGTGAGGCTGTCCGTCGCCTGCGTAGAGCGCGTTGACCTCGGCTACTGCACTTACGTCCCTCGCCTTCAGTGCTGGTATCGGGATAACAACGGCCAGCTTTTCCGCATGACGTTTGAAGTTTGCGATCTGCCTGCGCTGTACGCGCAAAACCCGGTCAAGAAAGCGAAAGGTAAATGATGTTCGCCCACGAACCCAAGCCTTGGGACTTCAGCGACGAGATCACCCGCCTCACCAACATCTACCTCCACCTCAGCGGAATCCCCATGCACAGAGATCAGAACACCGCCGAACTTCTGCGCCACGAGCGCGAGCAAGCCCGCCTAGAGAAAGAGGCCGAGCTGATGGTGCCCGACTTCACCTCCGACGATGACCTGATCCAAGCCGGGATCATCCGCGAGCACAGGCCTGCAGTTAAGGAGCTGATGGCCCTCCTCGCCCTCGGGAAGCAAGCGCGGCAGGAAGACCTCTTGAAAGCCTGCTCGATGCTGGAGAAGTGCCTGTACTACACCTGGAGGGACGAGGCGTGAAATCGATCTTAGACAAATCGTTCCGCTACGTGCCGGCCGCCGCGACGGACCTGAAGGCGACTTTCGAGCGCATTCGCAAAGAACGGGACGAAGCTGAGCGAAAGCAGCAGGAGAAGACCCAAGACCGGATCCTTCGCTGGAGACCAAATGGATCTCGATGAGATGAGCGACGCGGAGTGGAACGAGAAGATGGTTCAGGAGGAGCTGCTGTGGCGGCTCTGGGAAGACGGCGAGTTGTCCCGAATGGAAATGGAAGAAAGACTCAGCGATGAATAGCAGCCCGACGATTGAGAAGCTGGCCGAGGCCCTGAGCAAGGCCCAGGCGGAACTGAAGAACCCCGCATTCGATTCCACCAACCCGCACTTTAGAAGCAAGTTCGCCTCGCTCGTATCCGTACGTGAGGCGGTCCTGCCTGTCCTGAACAGGCACGGCCTGACGATCAGTCAGTTCCCCAAGGGTGGTGATGGCTGCGCCGGGGTCGTGAACCGGCTCATGCACTCCTCAGGCCAATGGCTGGAGGAGGAATGCCTACTGCCGCTGGACAAGAACAACGCTCAAGGGGCCGGATCCGCGATCACCTATGCCCGCCGCTACTGCCTGCAGGCCATCGCCGGGGTTGTGGCCGACGAGGACGACGACGCCAACGCTGCCAGCGCTCCGGTGAAGAAGGCAGAGCCCAAGGCCGATCCCGCCTTGCTGAAGCTCCTCTCCACGGCCGCTGAGAACGGCACAGAGCCATTCCGGGAAGTCTGGAAGGGGCTGACCAAGGAGCAGCGGGAAACCGTCTCCCAGAGCACCCTGGCGGATCTGAAGGCCAAGTGTGACGAGGCGGACAAGGTAGCGGCTTAGTGCTGACGGCGGAATTACAGGGGACAACCGCATGGCATTTAGAACGCGCAGGAAGGCTCACAGCGTCGCAGTTTGGCGCGGCTCTAGGTTTGTCGCCCTACTGCTCCCGGCAAGAGCTTTGGAGACAGCTCACTGGACGAGCCGAATCCTTCACCGGGAACGAGGCCACCGACTGGGGGAGCGCACATGAGAAAGACGCTCGCCACGCGTTTGAGGTGGATACGGGTCTACTGGTTGAGCCCGCTGGTTTCGTCCCGCACGAAGACTGGAGCGGCTGCAGCCCAGACGGCTACATCCCAGACAACGGGCTCGTCGAGTTCAAAGCGCCCTACTCGCAGCGGATCTACGACGACATCCCAGACCATTACCGAGCGCAGGTTATTGGGCAGCTTGCCATCACGAAGCGCGACTTCTGCTGGTTCTGCTGCTGGACTCCATACGAGTTCCGCAAGTGGCGGGTGGATGCAGAGCCCAAAACCTGGGATCGGATGGAGCAAGCGTTAAGGGAGTTCTGGCAAGCAGTGAAGGACGGCAAAGAGCCCAAGCGGGCGAAGAAATTCCAACTGAAAGGGTAGCAATGGCAAAAGAAGAAATCGAGTTTGTAGACGGCCTGATCGTCAAGGCCCCTCACGAGAGAGCGCCTGACTTCGTAAAGGCCAACATCTCCATCAAGGTCGAAGACCTGGGGAAGTGGCTGCGCGGGAAATACAAGGCCGGCGAGGAATGGGTCAACGTGGATGTGAAGGTCGCCAAGAGCGGGAAATGGTACGCGGCCGTATCTACGTACAAGCCGAAGGAACAAGCACCCGCACAGAAGCCGGCCGGGAAGATCCAAGACATGGAAGACGACATTCCCTTCTGATGGCGAATGCAAAGGCATCGTGGAGAAACATGCTCGCCGGCCTCCAGTGCGTAGTCGGCAAGAGGCACGGCGGCTGTGCGGGAGGAATCAATCTCCACCACGTTGCTGAAGGCTCGGGGCTGAGAAGCGATTGGTCCCTAGTCCCGCTCTGTGTGGAGCACCACACCGGCCAATCAGGACTTCACGGAATGGGCAGCAAGAACTTCCTCAGGCTCTACCGGCCTCCTGGTGAATCCGAATACGGGTTGCTGGTGTGGCTGCTGGAGGATCTGGCGCATAGGAAAGCGGCGTGACTTGCTGCGGAGCGTACTGCTCAGAGGTCTGCGATTGCCTGGGAGAGAAGGATGGAGCTGAAGCCGGTAACGATGGAGAAAGGCGAGGTCTACGGGAAGCTGACCGTTCTAGCAAAGGTGAAGACCAAGAACGGGCTCAAGTGGCGATGCGGCTGCGCCTGCGGGTACTCGGGGCTTCTCGTGCGGACGAATGAGCTGCTGAAGGGGAAGCGCACGAGTTGTCTTAAGTGTGCTTCGACTTCCTAGGAACCGTCACCTGTGCATAAAACGACATTTCAGCAAGTAGGCCCCGCCTTCGGCACTACGAAGTATGGCTAAGTTCACCGCAGAGGAGATCCGCGCCATGCCCGATTACGTTGTCCGGTATCTCGCGCCGATGCAGTGCATGGAGGAAGTCAGGGCCGAGGCCATTAGGAGATTCGTCATGTCGCAAAAACCCGCAAATAGCGACACGTCAGCCGTCCGTGTTGTTCACGTCCTGCGTAACGGTGAGCCCAAGTGCCCCAAGTGCGGCCAGGGGCTCGAAGCTGAAGGCGGAAGCGTTGTGCCGGCCGGATCTATGGACTGCGGTCCGCTCTACTGGCGCTGCGAGGACGACGGCGAGGAATGGGGCTGGGCGTGATCCTTCGCCTTCTGACTGAAACGAACAAGGATAAATCCAATGGCTGAATTGAAAGACCTGATAGGCAAGACGATCACCGAAATTGAGGGCGAGAAAGGCGATGACTGCATGCGCCTCAAGACCTCGGACGGGAAGGAATACATCTTCGAGCACTTCCAAGACTGCTGCGAAGGCGTTGACATCGAGGACGTGGTTGGCGACCTGAACGACCTCATCGGCGAGCCGCTGCTGGAGGCTGAGGAAGTCACCCACGAAAACGAAAACCCGCCCGGTGTGGCGGTGCCACAGTACCAGGACTCGTTTACGTGGACGTTCTACAAGCTCGGCACGCGAAAAGGGTCCGTAACGGTCCGCTGGTACGGCTCCAGCAACGGCTACTACAGCGAGCGCGTGACGTTCCACGAGGCTGGCGACGGGCGCTGGTATTAGCGCTTCGCCCAAACAGCTAATACACCGAGGAATAAACGATGAGCCAGAAGCGAGAGAAGCTCCGTGCCGGGATCGCCCTCCTCAACGCCGCCGCGATGATGTTGGAGCAGGCCGGTTCGGAGTTCGGCGGCGAGGCTGAGAACGGCGTCAACGTGCTCATGGGCGAGGCAATCCATGCTGCTCAGCAAGCCGCCGTCCGGGCTGTCAGGCAGTACGACCGACTTAAGGAGCCGGCGTGAATCAGCGGTGTAGTACCCCATGGCACCGCTCCCCCGCCAGTCGCCTCGATTCGTGGCTTTGGGAGCTGGCAATGGGCAAATGCTTTGCCGGAGCTAGGCCGCGAGCCTTCTGGCAGTGGTTGATGGACCGGCAGGATCGGAGGGTTCTATGACCAATGCCACACCGCAACCACTAGAGCGGGACGACCGCATGAGCCGCCCTGTGCTTGACTTCGCGGATACGCTCTATCCGGGGCTGCGGAACAAGCGCGTATCCGAATGCACGCCGGAGGAAAGCATCGTCGCCGGCATCGCCTGGATGGCCGACAACAGCGAGTACGGCATTGACGACGCGGCGCGGGAGCTGATTGACGAGTTTCGCGCCTTCGTGTCGTTGCGGTCGGAGACGGCGCCGATTGCATGGCGCTGGAAGATCAAGGGCCACACCGGCGATTGGATCTATGCGTCTAAGCGCCCGGACAACCTTCGCGCCGGCATGGAATGGGAAGTCGAGCCGCTGTTCGCGCAAGGTGGCCGATGAGAAAGCTGACCCTATACCGCGACGATTCCACCGTCCAAGTCGTGTACGAGAACGTAAAGCACTTCTTCTGGACGGCCAACAATACGGTGCTGGCCATCGCCCAGATCACGGACGAGGCGACCGGGGCGCACCGCTACATCCACTGGCCGCGTGAGCGGTTCTGTTGGTTCAAGGACGAGAAATGAGCGACATGCGACCCGAAGACGCACAAGCAATGTGGGAGGCGCAAGGTCATGCGTCTTTCGATAAGCAGGAGCCATCAATGCTCGAACACTTGAAACTGGCCCTACTCGCCCGCGATCAATTTGAAGGCGATCCAGAAGGCGCGCTCACGGAGATGGAGTACCGTGTTCGCTTGGCGCTGTCTTCCCATAGGAACATAGGGAACGAGGTCATAGCCGGCCTAGAAGAGATCAGAGATGGAGCGCCGCTTAGGACGACCACATGCGACCAATCTGCCAATGCAGCGCAGGACGACATCATCGAGGCGTGCGCCAGGGTAGTCGAGACGCACGGCCTCGGCCCCATCGAGCCGCAAAAGTATTCGAGCATCGAGGATCGCTCGCTCATCAAGATCACGGAGGTCGGATGCCGCAGCATTCTCGCGGAGGCGGTGCGTGCGCTGAAGGGCCGGAAAAACCTTCGGGACGCCACGCTCGAAGACCTTGAGAAAGCGAACGCGCTCCCTTCCTCTACGGCACCGCTTGGCGAGCCGAAAGCGTGGATGGTTGAGCGGGAGTCGTGCGATCCCCCCGAAGTGTTCTTGACCGAAGTGGTGGCAAAGCAGAACGCCGCCCGAGGGCTCGCCGATACGGTCATCGTCCCCCTTTACAGCGAACGACAGCTAAGAGCCGCGCTGCCGTCCGCAACGGCACCCAAGAAGGAGCGATTCCATCCCAAGTGCAACTGTAGCCGCCAGACGCGCTATTGCGATGGCGGCGAAGGTTGCCCGCGCCTCCCTGATGATGGTGGTCCCAATGGTTGAAATCATTGCTGTGCTCATGGCTATCGTGGCCGGGTGCGTCATCGGAGCATGGTTTCTCTACAAACTGATCGATCTATTGCCATGAATCGTCACGCTGTGAAAACCAAGAGCGGTGTAGCAGACGGCGAGAGAGACGCAAATGCTCGTTGAGAACGACTGCGAAGATCAGGGCTTCACGCGCATCGAGGATGGCTGCTTTAACTCGCGCTGCCTGGAGTGGGTAGGGCGCGGCAACAACGCGAAACCCGTTCGCCCTAAGCTGGAGAAGCGCCAACGCAACGGCTCATGGTGGTGGATCTGCCCGAAGTGCGAGGCGTCCTACGGAGCCGTGGCTGCGGCTTCCACAAAGAGAGACTGAATGAGCAAAGGGCGGCGCGAATCGGTGACGCGAACCGTAAGCAGCCTTAGTAGATCCCCGAATAGGCGGGGCGGAACGGGCGCTGAAAAGGGGGGATGGAACAAGAGCCTCCCCACTGCTGGCTTGCCGGAAGGTAGCCAACCCTTCCCCGCCCACCACAGCTTGGAGGTAAGAGATATGACCTTTGAAGATTGGTTTGAAGAAGCCTGGCGTAAAGGGCAAGTGACCGGCGAGTACAAGCACGACGCCGAGATGGCAGCTAAGGACGGCTGGGAGGCCGCGCTTCGCTTCGCCCGGCCGGAAGCTGCACGTACAGCGATGCCCTGGAGCCCGGAGGAAACGGCCCGCCGCTTCCATGCCGCCTACGAGGAGTTCGCGCCGGCCTTCGGTTACGTCACCCGCCAAGATACGCGGGAGTTCGATCCCAACAGCCAGAACGGGCGGCTAATGATCGCCGTAGTGCGAAACGTGCTCATCGAGCAGGCTTCTTCGCATTTTATGAACTCGGTCGAAGGGAACGGTAAATGAACTGGCTAAGGCGACTGATCCACAACGCGCAAAACCAGGACGCCTTTTGGGCCGAATGGCATAGAGAGCGCCGCAAGAAACGCCTCGCCTACTTCGTGGAGGAGCGGGCCAAGGCGATAGATAGGGCTGTTGCGGCAAGCCAAATGGTCAATTACTACCGTGGCCTGCTGCGCGACGATGCAACCACACCTCAGAAAGAGACACGATGAGCAAGATGGTTCGTAAGCGGGCGTGGTTCCGTGTTCCGGTGGACTTCACCGCCGCTTCGGAGGCCGGACTACGCCACGCAATCAAGTCCTATGCGGCAGACCCAAGCTGGGAGACGACTGGTTTCGATGTGGATTACGGCGTTTACTGGTGGCGTCAGGGGAAGGTTCGTCGTGAGACCGACGCCGCAGGGGAGATATCGAAATGAGCCAATGGATTTCTTTCCGAGACCGCCTTCCTACTCACGAGGACGCCAACGAGAAGGGCGAGGTGGAACTTGCGGAGACCAACGGCCAGCGTCGCCGAGGCTTATGGGATTGGATTCCGCCGAATCACCCTCAAGCCAAGGATTTATGGCGCGTGAACGGATTTGCCGCATGGAGACGCATTCTGTGAGACCGACTCTGGACTGCACGAAGGGAAAATGAAGAAAGAAGTCATAGGCGATGCGACGCTCTATCTCTGCGACTGCGCCGAGGTCGAGATTGCCCATGATCTGCTCGTCACCGACCCGCCCTACGGCATGAAGTACGAGAGCGGCAGGGCTGGCGGGAAATGGGGATCTATCGTCGGTGACGACGATCTTGACGGCGTACACGCCCGGCTCGCGCACGTCCTTAAGGGCCTTCGCAGGGGCAGGCACGCCTATATTTTCGGGAACGCGCTGGACGCCTCCAAGCTACCTCTGTGCGGGCTGGCCGAACTAATTTGGGACAAGCAGATTATCGGCATGGGCGACCTGACGCAGCCTTGGGGGCCACAGCATGAGCGGATCACCTTCGCCGTATATGAGCACAGCAAGGCCAACCGTGAGAAGGGCATGGGGAACCTTGCGGCCAGGATTCGCAAGGGCAGCGTACTCCGTAGCCTCCGAGCCCATAGCGGCGGGGTGAAGCATCACCCGACCGAGAAGCCAGTAGACATCCTCCGGCAGCTTATCGAGTCAAGCAGCATCCTCGGGGAGACGGTTTACGACCCGTTCATGGGTAGCGGAAGCACGCTAGTAGCAGCGCTCATGGAAGGCAGGAAGGCGGTCGGCTGCGAGATTGAGGGACGCTACTTTGAGACGGCTTGCAGGCGCGCCACAGAGGCTCAGCGGCAATCCGCACAGGTTGACGCGTTCGCATGAAATCTCTCGAAAAACTAGAAGACGATCAAATCCACCACGTTTACCCGACGTTTGGCCGAGAGCACATTACCAATGACCGAGGCAGTTGTTGGTGCCAGCCGCGCGTCGAGTTTGTAGAAGGCGGCGCAATCATCATCCATGAGGTAGAGCAATGAGAATCCAATACCCAGTACATCAAGTGGCCGACGAAGAGCGCGAGTACTGCTATGTGGCTGACGCCACGGGGCGGGAACTTGAGATAGAGGAGATCGTAGCTGCGCTGAATGCCAGCCACGGCGACATGCAACTGTGGCGCGATTGGTCTGAGTGGGCGCAGAGGCGCTTCAAGGAAGAAACCGGGAAAGACCTGCAGACTCAGGCAGCGGCATGAAATCCTGCGGTGCAGCCCTGAAGTGGTCTGCGCAACTTAGGAGGACGAATGAAGCTCTGCAATGACTGCAAGCACTTTGCTCCGGGCGTTTACTCGCTCAAGGCCGGAGGGTGCGTTCGCCCGCCATCATGTCAACACGAGAACAACGCCAGTCTCGTAGACGGAAGGCCGCTTAAAGACCCTGAGACCCTGCGATACAGCGGAGCCTCATCCGCTTGCCGCAAAGAAGGATTTTGGTGGGAGGCCAAGTGACAGGCTCTATTTACGTAAACGAGTGACATGGAACTGCTGACGGTCGAAGACTGCGCCGCCAAGGGCAAGTGCTCCCCGCGTACTATCCGCAGGGAAATCATGCTCGGCAGGCTCAAGGCCGTCCGTTTGCGGTCCCTTGTTAGAATCCGGCCACAAGACTGGGAGGCTTACCTGTGCCAATCCGGCGTCACGGCAGGGGATTTGAGGTACGAATCCAGCACGGCGGACGGAGAATTAGCAAGACTGTTGCGACTCGCGCCGACGCTCAGTACGTCGAAGCGAAGCTCCGGCAGCGCATCCACGACACAAAGGCGGGTCGTACCCCTACCTACTCGCTCGAAGAGGCATTCGTCCGCTGGCTGAACGGGGAAGCCTCGCAGCTCAAGTCCAGGGACTCACTAGATTCCGTCGTCCGCAGGGTCTTCGATAAGGTCAAGGGAAGGCCCCTGCATGAGATCGTTGACGTAGCCGCCAAGGTCGAGGAGCAAGGCAGGAAAGACGGCCTACTCCCCGCCACCATCAACCGCCGCCTCGCCTGCCTCCGCAGGGTCGCCAAGCTGGCCTATCGCAAGTGGGGATGGCTAGACAACGACTTGGGGGCCAAGATCCAGCTTCTAGGCGGGGAACGTAAGCGCTCCCGCTACCTGACCCAAGCCGAAGCGAAGCGGCTCATAGCGGCCTCCTCCGGGCCTATGCGGGAGGCTATGCGCTGGTTCCTGCTGACGGGGCTTAGAAGGGGGGAGTTTCTGAAGGTGACGCCAGAGAGCTTCCGGGACCGCCATTTGCTCGTCGAGATTTCCAAGTCCGGCAAGCCAAGGGCGATTCCATTGCCGGCCGAGCTGGACCCCAATAGGTTCCCTTACGGGCTGAACGAGACGGCCTTGGAGAGAGGTTTCCGCGAAGCACGCTCTAGGGCTGGCCTGGAGGGCGTGTGGCTGCACGATCTACGCCGGACCTACGGGACATGGCTACTCCAGAACGGAGCCAGCCTGGCGGCTATACGTGACTTGCTGGGCCATTCCGACATCACCATGACTTCCCGCTACCTCGGAACCACGGCGACGGACCTCAAGGCTGCTGTGCGGGTTTTGGATCGCGTGGGGCTGTCGCGGGGCAAGAAAAGAGCGGCTTAGAGGGAAAATAAGCCTTTGCCATCGGATGTTTAACCCGGTTGTCCACAGGCGGCCATCCGGACTCCATAGGGCAGGAACCGCCCAGAAAGGCCGGAAATGGACTCTCGGCGGGGCAAAAATGGGGCAGGGATTTACGCCTTCCCCTTCACCCGCTCGAAGCTCCTAAGACCACCAAGCCCCAGCATCCCCATAAGCAGCATCATCAGGGTATCCGTGTCGATGGGCGGCATGGGAGGAACGACCGCCCCGAACAGGCTTGCGACCCACGGCAGGATCGGCCGCACGACGAAGGTGTAGGCCAAACCAGCCCCGCATACCCAGCCGCAGAAGGGCCTCCAGCCGCCCCTGTAGGCGTCCGTGGTGGCCTCGGCCTTGTTGACCTCCATCTGACCCAAGGCGAGCTTCAGGTCAGCGTCTAGGGCCGCTAATTCGCCCTTTTGGGCCAGCTCCATGGCCTTCAATTTGGCTTCAGCCGCCGCCTGGGGGTCTGGGATGATCTTGTCGATGATCGACGTTACGGCCGGCAAAAGGGCTTGCCACATACCTACCTCCCGCTCACTTCCATGTAGAAATCGGGGATGCCGTTCACGAGGCTCATAAACTCCTCGAAGCCCCCCTTGCTGTTCAGCACCGCCGTCTTGCCGTTCAGCTCCCCGAAGGACTCCCCGATCAGGACACATCCAAGACTGTCGGCCTCGGTGTTGCCCTTGTGGAAAAGGACTCGGGTATGGCCGGGGACGTGGATTTCGTAGGTCGCATACGCCCCTCGGTTGTACCAAGAGACTGAGCAGCGATAGACCCCGTTCTGGATGACGATCTGTTTGCCGTGGGCCGCTTCGTCAGGGTGGAAGGTCCTCTCCAACGACACGGCAAATGGCCTCCCATCCCACAGCAGAACCGAATAGCAGCCGTCAGGACGAACGGCGACCGTCTTGAGCTGTAGCCGGGTCACATCTCCCCCGCACTAGCCAGAAACTCCTTCACCGTCTCCGTATCCACCGCTCGGGAAAGGTGAGGAACCGGGAAGCAGGCGAAGTCCATGCACCACATCCCGACCTGAACGAGAATCCCGGCGAGCCTCCATTGGCCTTCCTGGAGCACGAACACCCCGCCGCCTGAGTTGCCGCCAGCCGCAGGGACGGTGATTTGTAGCCGGTTCTCCCATACGCCCTGAACGTCCCCAGTCGTGGCGATCTGCATGTGGATGTGGTTGTTGATGGGGTAGCCAATCACTACGGCTTTCTGATCGGCCACCGGGAGATCCGCCAAGGGGACACAGGGGCACCCGACTGCTACGTGCAGCAGGGCGATGTCGTCCTTCTCGTCCTTCTTCAGGAGCTTTGCCGGCAGCTTCTTAGGGCCTACGGTGATCCCCGTTCCGTCGCCTACCACATGGGCCGCTGTCAACATGAGGAACGGAGCGACCATCACCCCGGAGCCGTTGCCGCCGTTGACCTCGATTAGGTGAACCGTGGCCCGTGGGTACTCTGGAGCTTGGGCGCAGGCTGAGAGCAAAAGAAGCGTGGCGGCGAGGTAACGCATCTAGACCTCCGGGGGCTTTGCTACGGTGGGGTGGTTCTCAAAGCCAATGGCGATAGCTCGGCACTTCAATTCGTTGAGCATCGCTATGGTGTCCATTGCCCGGTTGATTACATTCCACACAGGCTCGTCTCGAATGGCATCGGAAAGCGCCTTGCCGGCCTTCTTGTATTCGCGTTCCCAATGCGTGAGCTGTAGGTCGTTCTTCACGAGTATTTCTTCTCCAGATAGCGGAGGCTGACGAACATAGGGTCGTAGCGTCCGTTGTTGATCTCATGGCACATGACGATTTGCCGACGAGTGCCGTTGCCTTGCGGGGTCAGGTACTCCTCGTCGTGCAGGTAGGCGATGCCGGCGAACAGGCCGATGTGCTGGGTTTGCTTGTGGATCGCAACGTCGCAATGCTGGACGTGCCCCATAGTCGCAGAGCAGTTGCGAGTACGAAGAAGGGCGGCAGCGGTTGAGACTGGCCGCCCCATGTTCCCCGAGATGAAGTAATGGCTGTACTCGATCTGGTCGATAGTCACGACCTCCAGGAAGTCGTGGCACTCCCAGCCTCGCCGTTGAAAGTCCAGATCCTCAACGCTCAACTTCCCGTCCAGCGTGGCGTCCAGCATCGTTGCCCGCCATATTCGCCATTCGTGATTGCCGAACGTCAGGACCTTGCGAGGGTTGTACGGGTTGTCCGGGTTCGCCCGGTTGTAGTCCTCCAGAACGCGCTCGAAGCGTTCCAGGGAGTAGTTAGCCGCCTCGATGTCCTTCACGTACCTGCGCCCCTCGTAAGAGCGCTTGCCCTTGTCGTAGAGGCTCAGGGAGGGCATGTCGGCCCAGTCGCCGATTTGAATCACGACATCCGGGCGCTTCTCGATGGCGTAATTGGCGATCCATTCCAAGTGATCGTGGGAGACGTTGGGCTTGGCTTGGATGTCGGGGATGACCATGTGAACGCGGCCGAGGCGGTCTACGGATGTCGGCTTGGGGAACTCGCGGGAGACTTGTGGCTTGAGGCCGGCGAGGCGTGCCCTCGTGACCCGGTTTTGAAAGGTGCTGCGGTTGATGCCTGCTGCGTCGGCTGCGTTTGCTGTGTTGCCGTGGTACTTCTCGAAGAGGTCTAGCGCCTCTTGCATTTGTTCTTTTGTGAGGCCGGGGTTTGGCATCAGCGTTTTCGTCGCAAGTAGGAAAAGAGCTTCGGGTTCCTTGCGTTCAGGTCAAAGAGGCCGCTTTCCAGCCCTTGAACCTGCTTCTCGGTAAGCCCTAGACCGAGGGAATCTGAGATGGCGTGGATGCACTCATGGAGAAGGGTCGAGCGCTCCTGCTCCGGGGACAGCCCTTCCTTGACGTGGATGGCCTGATTCTCAAGGTCACAAATCCCCATCTCGTCCTGCTCAAGCGGGGCAGACTTCACGTAGTCCACCGACCACTTCTTGGCGAGGATCTTTAGATTCGCGGGCCTCAATGCAAACTCCCCTCTTCCGGCTTCTCCAGCAGCGCCCTAATCGCTTCCATTGCGATGTAAACCTGGAGGGCCGTTTCCACGTTATTCATCTTTGCCCGCTTGCATTCCTTCAACATCTCCACGCCGGCCGTCAGCATCTCCTCCGGCATGGCGACGAAGGCGGTTTTCATCTGCGCTCGATCAACAGCGTTTTGATTTCGTCGCACTTGTCAAAGAGCTTCGCCTGCACTTCCCGGTCGTGCTCGCAGTGCTTGTCGAAGCGCTCCATGAAGTCCTTGAAATCATCCTTCTCCAGCTTCCTTGCGAAGCGCTTCTCTAACCACGTCCGGGCACCCCATACAGGCACCACGACCGCCGCAGCAGCGGCTACCACCTTCTCTAGAAGCCCGAAACTCTCGGGGTCTGGTGCGTTCATACGGCCCTCTCCTGTATGCCAAGCCCAAAATGACCAAGCGGACGCATATGCCTAGAAGCGCCCCAATCAGCAGCCCACCGAGCCAGCGCACAGGCCGTCCCGCATGGTGAAAATTTGATTCAGACTGTCCGACCCGTTGTTCATCTGCGCTACGGCTCGGGTATGCTTCGCGCCAAGGGGGTACAACATGCACATCGGCTGGTGGATTACTGCGGCAATGTCGATGATGGCGGTTGCTCTGTTGGTGCTCATCAGGCACATCACCTGACCGCAGTGCATTTGCCCGAAAGCCTGAGCAGGGCGCTTGACCACATTCGCTGGATCTCCGCGCTGTTCGTGGTCGTCCACCACGCTCGCCTGCACACCATTGGCTCCTACGGTCCAGACCTTGAGCGCGACCCGCTCTCCAAAGCCTTCTACTTCCTGACTGGCCTTGGACATGAGGCCGTGATCGTTTTCTTTGTGGTTAGTGGCATTCTCGTCGCCGGCAAGTACATTCGAGAACGCCCACCATTTATGCAGTACGCCATCGACCGGCTGACGCGAATTTGGGTGGTCGCCATCCCTGCGCTGCTCTTTTCCATGCTCGTTGCTTGGGCGTCGATCCTGATCTTCGGCACGTACTACAGCAGCTCCGGTGAATGCCGCCCGGATGCGCTCGGATTTCTCCAAAACGCCGCATTCCTGCACAAGGCTTTCTTCCCCACCATGTGCAGCAACGGCCCGTACTGGAGCATCCACAATGAGGTTTGGTACTACTTCATGCTGCCTTTGGCGCTGATGTTCCGGCGCCCGGTTTGCGCTGCCCTCCTGGTCGCCGGAGTAACGGCCCTCGCGCTTTACGACCCCATGGATTCCCACAACACGCTTACGCGCTTTCCAATCTGGCTTGCTGGTGCGGTGGTGCTCTTGCCGATTAGAAACAGAGTCCCGGTAGCCGCTCTGCTTGCGGTATTCGTGGGCGCTTTGCTTGCGTCTCGCGGCCTGAAGCTGAATGACCTTGCCAGCGACTACCTCGTATGCGCCGCCTTGATCGCCATGCTCCTCGGCATCAAGCACTCCAAGCCAATCCCATTCGACGGTGCGAGACTCGCTGCTTTTTCGTTCTCCCTCTACCTGACGCACGCACCAGTTCTGTTCTTTGTTCGGACATGGCTTGGTGAGCCGATACGCGGTATCACCGCACAAAGCTTGACCGTGATTGCCTCCCAGACCATTGCTAGCGTAGCGGTCGCCTACTGCTTCTACCTGCTCTTTGAGCGCCATACAGGAACGGTAAGAAAGGCCGTGCGGCACTTAGTTGGCACTCCTACAACGCTCCAGCCACGTAGAGCCGTCGAGACAGAACAACGTGATGGACATGTTCGCGCCCAGAGTAAGGGCCGCGCTCAAGCGGAAATTTCCTGAGTCAGCAATCGTCGTAGAGTTCGTGTTGGAGCCGCCACGGATATTGATTGTTTGACCGGCCCTGCCAGTGATGGCCGTAATGGCCGTTGCCCCGGTGTTCGCTGAAGTCCGGAAGTTCCTGCCATTCCTGGCATCAAAAGATGTCGCGTCGGCAGCTATGACGATCTCTGCATCCATGTCGCCCTGCACGTCGCAGTTGCCTTGCGAGTTGAACGATGTGCTGGAAGCGTTGGACAGGGAAAACTTGGTGGTGGACCCGTGGTCGATGTTCCCGGCGAAGTGCAGGCGGTTAGACGCACTCGACATATTGAGGATGTAGGCAGTCCCGCAGCCTTGGGTTACGTTCCCGCTGATAGCCCAATCAGCCGTCCCCGTCCCGACGATCCCGCCAACCGAGGCATTAATAATCGTGTTGCCTGTGATGGAAACAGTCTCGCCCGTCTCATCGCTAACGACGTGAATGCCGCGAGGGTCATCAACGCAGGTATTCCCGCTGATCGCTACGGAGAAACTGTCATCGGTGCTTTCGGCGGCGACCTTGATGCCCGCGATGTCGTTGCCGAAGGTGTGGTTGCCTTGGATCGTGAACTCAGAGCAGCCCCAGCACTGAATACCGCCCTCTGACCCGGTGCCACCAGTGACGTTGGATACCGCGTTCCCTTGGATTAGGAAGTTGTTGCAGCCCTCCACATGAATTCCCATGATGGAGTTATTGACATAGTTGTTGGCGATGATGAAGCGTCGAGCTTCGTCGTCCTCTCCGTTCCCTGAAGTCGCATCGCCGGCAATCCCAATCGCTATCCCAGCGTTGGAAACCCCGTCAGCCGACACGTCATCAATGGTGTTCCCCAAAATGACAAAGCCAACATCCTTGCCGATGTTGATTTCAATGGCGTCTCCCTTATCCACCCCGGAGAATGTGTTGCCGATGATGCGCGAGTGACTGGCCAGTCCAGTCGTGCCGAGTTGACGGATGATGCCGAAGAACGTGTTTTTGAACGTGTTGTGTGCGATCAGCGCACGCGAGCAATCCGCCGTGTTACTAAACCTGATCGTGTAATTGACCTTGTTGTTGCTGGATCCAGCGCCAGTCTCGCCCTCGAAATGACACCCGACGATCTGAACATCCGTGCCTTCGATATCGATGGCCGCGCTGGTCCCTAGAGAATCTGAGCCACCAACGTCGAACACGACATCCACAATCTTGGATTCACTGGCACAGTCGATGCCGGAGGCCGTGGAGCCGAGCGTGAACTTGATCTTCCCGCCAGCTCCTCGGAGAGTGACCCCGGCCGGGAGGTCCACATCGCTGATCTTGAAGGTCCCAGGGGTGACGAGGACTTCTTTGGCCCCAGAGTTCAGGGCATTGGAAACTGCCGTTGTGTCGTCGGTAGAGCCGTCCCCAGCCGGCCCGAAGTCAGCAAGGCTTACGATGTCCCGCGCCTTGGCCTGCATGGTCCGCGTGCTGGCACCATTACCGGAGGGGAGAAAGCCAACCAGCGAGGAGCCAGAGTCAGCCGCCAGAGCAGCAGTCCCCGCAGCCCCCAGCGTCGTTCTGGCATCCGCAGCCGTGGTGTCGTCTAGGACGGTCTGGGCGAAAGCGGAGACACCGAGAGCGGAGAGAGCTGCGGCGGCGTTGCTGGCAGTGATGAGCGATTCGCCAGTAGCCGTTACATCGCTACCCCCGGTTTCGGCATCGCTGAAGACCGACCCGCCGTTTTCTGCGTCTGTCCAGGTCGTCAAGGTCTTACCTCCGCGACCACTCGAAGCCGACTGTGAATACTTTGTAGTCGTCCACAGTAGAAAGAGATGATCGAGAGGCAACCGTCCCGGTGGCGCTGGTTCTGACTTTCATTTCTTGGACTACCGAGACGCCTGTTCCGGCGCTGAGGTTGTGCCCAGGGCTTGCGCTTGTGCTTGGCGCTGCGTCTGTCTCATCCGGGCACGAAATGAGAGTGTTATGGTTGGCGCTCGCATCAAACGCCCTAGCTCGAATCGTCGCCACGGTGGAGAATGCCGTAGGCACGGAAAGCGTGTCTGTACGGCGCGACGTGGTGAGCGTATTCGTCAGGTCAACGTCAAGGATCGGCGCTTTCCACGCGACCTCAAGCCCACCCCCGAAAAGCTCGTAAGCGTTGAAGCCAAGGATGTTCGCGGATCCATCAGTCTTCACAGCCCCAATCAGCCGCTTGTAGTCGTAGCTCGTCGGCATCGTCGGAGCGGTAGCGGACGTGGAGAACAGCGCATCCACGACGCCTGTATCAGAGCGCTTGATGAGCCAGATGTAGTACCAAGTGGAATTACCGACCGTCCCGGTATCCATCCCACCAGCGTTAGTCCCTACAGCCCAAGCAGCGTCAATCTGCTTCGTGATGGCAGAGGCAAGCACCATCGACTCGGCTCCGGTCCCGTCAATGCAAGCACCGGCAGAGATGGTGATGTCGTGGTCGGTGTCGGCAGCCTGGGATTGGATGAGGCCGGAGATCGCGCCCTTCCAGAGCTTGGCGGCTACGTTCTCGGTCCAGCCTTTAACCCCGGCCTGAATAGCCCGAAGGTTGTCATCAAGCCCCGAGCCAATCGTGGTGGCTCCGCTGGGGCTGTTGGCGGCTTCGTTGGAACTCCAATCGGAAAGGTCGGTGCTGATATCGGCCATTTCTTGTCCTTATGGCTCTTGTTATGGACGTAAAAAAGCCCGGTATTTGCCGGGCTCTTGGACTGCTAAATCGGTGCTGCTACTGGCTAGCCTTCCACTCCTTGAAGGCTCTGTGGGCCTTGTTTGGCTCGCCTACGTGGTCGTATCCCCTGCAGTGTGCTTGCTCGTGCTTCAGGTGCTCCGGGTCCTTCGTGGACAGGAACACCATGCACAGATCCCACTGGAAGTAGACCTTGGCGCACCCTACAACCGTTCCTGCGGCCTGCTCTGGAATCCGCGAGCACCAGCGCTTAATTTGCTCGTCCGAGCCGTACACCACTTCTTCTCTGAGCTTCGGCCATCCATCAGGAGGAGGCGTGCTGTAGTCGATCTGGGTGTACGTCTGGGCCAATGCAGGCCACGAGAGCATGACAGCGAGATACGCTAGTTTCTTCATTACTTGCCTCCCGGCTCGGATATTACTCCCGAGTCATTTCTTGGGAAGCTAGGATTCCACGTAGAACAGGGTCCGACACCAGCGGAAGATTCGCCCCCGGATAGCTCGGCATCCCTTGTAAAGCCGGCGAAAGCAGCAATGAGCGAGTCGGCCCACTGAGAAGCGGGAGAGCCGCCAGAGCCGTCCCCATAGGGCCAGCGAGCCCGTAGCCCCCAACCCCGAGAAGCGTAGAGGCCAGCGCCTCAGACTTGCTAACCCCAGGCGTCGGAATGCGCTCTCCGTCCCTCGCATAAGCCGGGAACGCTTGCTGGAACTTGCCAGCCGTCGCGAGGCCCCCGGTCATGGGCTTGCCCTTGTCTACAGCCCTGCCAAGTACAGCCGCAGATACATCCCCGGTCGCCACGTTTAAGGCTCGCTCCACATCGTAGGTTTTGGCAATGGCTTGCCGCGCCGCCCTAAGTTCCTTGATGAGCTGCGGCTTCATGGCCTGCCGGGCAATCTGTTCCAATTGCTGCTCAAGGGTATTGGCTTGCTGCTCCAGCCTGCGAGCCTCCGCAAGAGACTTCGGATCTGCAGAAACGTCGTAGTGCTTGTAGTAGCTCGTAGCGTCGTGGCGGGCTTGTTTCAGGTCTTCCAGGGCCTTGGCGGCGTTCTGGTTGATTGCCGCAACTTCCCGGTACGGACGGGCAAGCTGGGTCCGTTTCGAGTCCAGAGCAGACGTGGAAATCGGCGCATCATCTGGCAGGCCAAGTTCACGGCGGGCAATGGAGTTAGTGACTTGCTGGTTGCGAACAGCCGCTTCCTGCCCAACAGCAGCCTTCCCGCCGATGCTCTCAAGCCTACGGGTGAACCAATTACCGCCCTTGGCCGAAGGAGGGACTACATAACCCTCTGCCTGCGCGTCCTTGAGCGTCTGGTCCCGCAGAGCGTTCTGCCCCTTTGTCTTCATGGAAGACGCCCTAGCAGCGTTGGAGGCCGTAGAAATGGCAGGCACAGCAGCCATCGTCACCGCCGCCCCAAGCTCTGGGCTACCCGTGGCTTCCGTGGTCGCCTGCCCAGCGATAGACGACGTGCCAGAGATCCCGCTATTGACTAGGGACTGCTTCACGGCTTGTGACGGAGAGATCAGGCCAACCGTGGCACCTTGGATGCCGGCCTTTGCGAGCCTGCCGCCAGTGGTCGTAGGGTCAAGAGACGGATCTACAAAGCCGGCTTTCTCGGCAAAGCGCGTAAGGTAGTTAGGCGCAGGAGAAATGTCGGGAGCCAGATCACCACGACCCATTTCAGTAGCCACAACCCCTGCCGTCGCCTTGCCAAGGTTCATCAGGTTGGTGGGCGTGTTCAGGATCGAGTCGCCAAGACCGAAGATCGCCTGATTCGCCCAGCTCGCGCCCTTCCGAGCAGCCTCAGGAATGACGGACGCCGGCTGCGGAGCAGCCGAACGCATACGCCGGATCTCACCAGCAAGCGCACGAGCACTCTCCACATCCCCGGCAGCGTCAGCCTTCACCAGTGCTGCCTCAAGCCTGGATAGATCTGCCATTATCGTTCGTATTTCTTCAGGATCGCGTCGATATTCGGCTCGCCTCCCTGCGCAGCAGGCGCAGGAGCGGCGGGAAGTTGCTCATTGGCGAACAGTGGGTTCTTAGCGGACCAATCAGCCAGCTCGTCGTAAAAGCCCTCGTCAAACCTTCCGTGCTTTTTGCGATAGGCACGAGCCATCTTGGCTACCTGCTGCTCCCTCTCTGCGAGCTTAACCCTGTACTCGATCATCTTCGGCCACGCTGCGGGGTCGTTTTCTAGGCTGGGCACCATCTGCAGCAAGAACTCTCTATCCTGATCGGACAGGGCACCGGGCATCCCAGCCCCTCCAGCAGGGCTACGAAGTTCTAGGGCGATTTGGTTAGAGAGGGCACGAGCCGCCTGCGCGGGGGCTACATCATCAGTAACCCCCATGGCCGTCAGATCAAAGCCCATCGCCTTCGCGGCGGCTTTCATCTCTGTAATCGTACCCTTGAACTTCCCTGTGTTGACATTACCGAGAAGATTCCCAAGGCGACGGTACTTGCCGATGGTCGCCTGAGCATTCATGTCGGCATTCATCAGAGATGTGTACTGCTTCCCCATCTCTTGGCCCACTTCTCTCTGAAACGCCGTTTCCTGCTGCGGCATCTGCACGAGAGGCGTGTTGGATGTCAGCTTCTCGGCTCGCTTCCTGTGCGCATCAACCCATTGCGGCGTGCCCGGCTGGATACCAACCGCCTTTAGGGTGCGAGTGAAGTCATCGTCTTGCGGGGCCTTGGGCGTTTCAAACCCAGGAACCGGCTGACCCATGTTAGGACCGTCTACATACCGCAAAACACCGTTCGCATCGGTGTGCGTCTTCGGAGCGGCCGGCTTTGCAAGCACCTGCTGAATCGCCGCATTGGGGGCGACATCTAGCACCCCCTCCATCCCGGCGAAGCGCGGATCACTCTTGAGGGCCTCCAGAGCTGCCTGTTTGCGCTGGCGCTCCGCAGCCTGCCGTTGCTGTTCTTCCATCTGCATTTGCGCTTGAGTTGCCTGTTGGAACGCCTGCATCCCCTGCATCCCGGCTTGCCCAAGGTTCGCCCCGAACGAAACCGGAGTACGCGACGGGCCACCGGAGGCAAGCAGAGCCATCCCCATCTGCGCGATAGCCTGAGACCGAGGATCGAGTATCCCTACAGGCATGGGATTGAGCGCACCGTTCATATCTGTCCTTAGGTCTTGAACATGTTGCCAAGGCCCCAGCCGGTCATAGCGCCGCCGAGGATGTTCTGCCAGTCGCTGCCCTCGAAGTACGGCTGGGTCGTCTTGGAGCCCTTGAGACTCCCCAAAGTCGAGAGGTAGCCCTGATACGGCGCGAATTGCTGCTGGCTGGCCCCCTGGAGGAACGAGGGAGCGGCCCCAATCGCCGAGTTCATGCGGCTACGCTCATTCTCGTATGCCTGCCCGTAGAGGCCGGTCGAGAGATCCGCAAGGCCACGAGACAGCGCCTCGTTGTACCCAGCGTGACCACCAAAGGCTTGCATGTGACCGAACGACGGAGAAAGCGTGCCCTTCAGGCGTTCAGCACCAGCGTTGAAGTAGCCCTCAAGGTACTTGTTGGTCGAAGGATCGAGGAAGTCGCCGGAGACCGTCTTCCTGAACTGATCCATCGCCGCAGGCATGATTCCATACGGGTCCGTGTTGTGGTTCTGAACCATCGTTGAATACTTATCCAGCGCCGGCTTTACATACGCCTTCAGCCAGTCCGGCATGTCGGTTTCGGTGGTCGTCGTCCCGGCAGGCTCCGAACCGCCACCCATTCCACCCATGAGAGCACCAGCACCCATCCCCAGGAGTTGGGGGCTGGACAGCACCTTATCTATGGCTGGTACGCCAGTAATGCTCGTGGCCGCACCACCAGCAGCGCCGCCAGCGGGAACGGCAGAGCCGCCTGCGCTTGCAGACCCGGTGCCCGCAGGGGCAAGCGCACTACCAGCAGCAAGAGCAGATGTCCCGGTACTCGACCACACCCCAGGAGAGACTTGCGTAAGCGCCCCGCCAAAGCTCGGGTCAACCGGAGGGACAGCAGCAGGCATGAGAGGAGCGCCGCCAGCAGCAGCACCGGAAGCACCGGCAGAAGCACTACCACCAAGGCCACTCAGGGTTTCGCCAAAGCTCGCGCTAAGGCTCGGCACGGCTCCAACCCCAGGAAAGCCAGCAAGGCCGAGAGCGCCGCCAGCAGCGCCGAGGCTCAGGCCAACGCCAGCGGTTTGCGCGATTGGAGTAGCGACATCCAGGGCGGCCTGCAGGAGGTTCCCGCCGTCGTACCGCACAAGATCCATCCCAGGCCGGAAGCCCTGCTGCCACCATCCCTTTTCGGAGAGAAGCGCCTGTTCGTCTACACCAAGCTTTCTGGCTTCCTTAGCAACAGCGTTCGCCAGCGACTTATCGCGCCCAACCCTCTGCGTCCAATCAGCCCCGAACTTCTGCGTAAGTCCGTTGATGATTGCTGCGTCAGGCCCGTTATAAATTCCTTGCGCACGACGAGCCGTAGACGCGAGATCAGTGCCTCCAGCGTCGGTGTTATTCGGGTTCTCATACGACTGGATGAACTTCCCAGCGAGCGTCCCGGCGAGCCAGTCGTTGTAACGAACGTTAGAGGTAGAAGCCATGCTTGGGCCTTTCTTCTTTTTTTAGTTGCCCGTTAAAACGCGCATCTCGCGCCAAGTTCCAGGCGCACCAGCAGCAATACAAATCCATCCGATGATGATGTATCCGGATCCAGCCGTCCCAGACTCAATCGGGTTCGTGTTCCAAACCTTGTCGCCGACCTGATACGCGACAGAATCTCCAGTAGGAGCAGCCTGCGCTGCGTTGTAGTTCTGGTAGATCCTGCCTTCAGAGAGGCGGTTGATCGCGTCCTCAACCTGCCGCACCAGCTCCGACATAAGAGCGTGGTCGTACTGCTTGTCTAGAAACTGCTCCAGATACAACCTAGGCACTGCCGTCCTCCGTCATCTGCACGTCCAAGATCCCAAGCTCTGTCGGCCCGGTAAACGTGAAGTCCAGGCTGTGCCACCTTGCGGATCTCTTGAGATCGAACTTCCCATTGCTAAGTGAAGTCGTCGCCCCGGTCGTGAGCGAATCCCCGAGGTTGTTTCGGTACTTGTTGACCAGACTCGCCGCAGTGGGAGCGGTGAAGAATCTCGGCCTCACTCTCAGGACCGTAGTGAACTGCTCATCGTCTCCAAAGTCTCCGAGCGAGAACCCGGAAGACGTTGACTCCCCATCCAGCGTCTGCAGCGTGTGAGAGGTGTTGAAGACAGCAGGTAACGGAGCCCCAGCCGTCCACACCGTCGAGTCGTAGGAGATGTCCGGAAGGTCGTCGTAAGTGGCGTAGGTATCGCCAAGGTCGTCATACGACAGGCCAACCGACGAATACTCCATCGCAAACTCAACCGACCGATCCGCCCTTCCCCACCGCTGCGTCTTGTAGTTGTAGACGACGCACTTATCCGGGTTGTTGTTAGCACCCGAGGGGTAGAAGAAGTAAACGACCGAATTAGCCCGGTCATGCAACGCAATCGCTCTCTCAGAGTAGGTCTGGTTCAGCTCGCTAAAGACCTGTTCCTTTACCCAACCCTGACCGATAGGCCGAGGTCTTCCACCGTTGAACTCGTAGAAGTCATCAAACCCCATGAAGATGTGCCGGGGTTCTTCTGGCGTTCCAACGTCCGCTACAGCCTCATGCGACAGCGCCCCGACCTGAGACGAAATCTCCCGGTCGAAGCTCCAGATCGAGGGTTGCCCTGCGTAGATCCCAAGGTGGATGGACCGCTGCTTGTAGATGACGACGTGCGGGCCGAATCTCTTAATCGCACGAATCTTCCCCGGCGTTGAAGTGATAAGGCCGGTCGTGCATTCCGTGGAGATAGCCGGCGTCCAGTCGGTGTAATCGCCCTTAGCCGAGCACCACCACCTGTTAGGCGAATCTCCGAAGGTCGTCTCGTTCGTGTCCCCGAGGAAGACGAACTGACCTACTACCTCCACCACCCCAGCCTTAGGAGCGTCCGCTACGTCAGCGAAAGCGCCGCTAGACGAAGACTGGAGAGTGTCGGACTTGGCAACAGCCAGCGACACGTCCCCGAACTGCGCGAACCTCCAGCGAAGGTCAGAGCCTAGGGAGTAGTCCCCACCAGAAGCCCTTGTCCGCTCCGTCCACGAGCCCCCAGCGATCTCGTAGAGGTCGGTAGATGTCCCAGCGAACACCCGCACCGACTCGTCCAGCTTCCGAACGGTGGCCCCACCTTGGCAGGCAGCAGCAAGAGCACCTGTAATGCCGGACGGCTCCTGAAGGCTCGGCCCGCCCTTCATCCCCCTCACCGTGGGGATCATGTTCGTGCACTCCGTCAGCACCCCAGGCGTAGTAGGGGGCAGATCCGGCGCGTACCCTACGAGCTGCACTTTCACTACGCCACCCGCATCTGCATGGCGGTCGATTCCCGACCCTTGCGCTCGTTCTCGTTGACCTGGTTCTTGACCTGCTGATACAGCGACTCCCAGACCTGAATCCGGTTATCGTTCTTCAGGAACGGAACGGCCGCACAGAGCGCCGCGTATAGGTACAGGTCCGGGTTGCGGGTGAAGAGCGCGTTCGACTCGTCCGCCAGAGCCTCAAGCTTCTTGTAGTACCAAAGCTCAATCGTGTAGGACGAGTCAGGCAGCGGCCCGAAGCGGATCTCGTCG